ATATCATAGTCATGCTCTCTGACTTGATCTGCTAATTGTCTATATAAATTTTCTGCCATTTGCCATGTAGCTTCAGCAGAAGATAATCTTGTATTAATATCTGTAATATTTTTTGTTAATTGAGTTAAATCTCTTTCAATGTTCGTAAGTCTTTGTTCATTAGAATCAATAGTGTCTGTAAGATTAACAATATAACGAACCCCTGTAAATGTTCCAACAACTAGTGATGCAACAATCGGTACCATTACTATATTTTTTTTTAAAAGATCTACTAAATTCATTTATCATTCCTTATTGACAACTTTCACATTCTCCCGTGTCGTCAATTACAAGGCCACCCTCGTTTTCAAAACTTTTATCTTCTGCTCTACTATTACAATCACAGTTAGTACATTCACCTTCTGCATTAGGACAGTGGCACATTTTATTACATTTTTTACACCAACGTTCAGTCGTCATTTTTTTCCTCAATATTGTAAAAGAATTTATCGGTATCTTCCGTTTTCCACTTACCGGTATCTTCAACATTCCAATCACTTGTTTGTACTTTCCAGTCAGGAGTTTCATTCTTGACTGTAAATGATGGGATGTCCCAAAGTATACGATTGTTTGGCTGTGCCGCATAGTTGCCGTCATCTAACGCAAGTATGTGTGCGCACTTATGTTCGTGCGAAATTTCAGAATGATCTGTGTCTACTATATTACTCTCTGGATGTGCCCAGTCAACAGTAAAAAGATATTTTCCTGGATGTAATTTTTTATCTTTACCAAAGTATTTTCCACACTGTCCATCTAAAATATCAAAACTAGTAACAGCAGGATAATAACTAAAGCAATTCCATAACTCCAACTCGTCCAACCTTTTTTTAGGAACTTCACTCGGTTTAAATCCTCGTTGAATAAAGGCTGAAATGGGGAGACGATAAAAGACAGCACCGTTTTCCATAATAGCATGAAAAAGAATTGGACGTCCTGTAATAGACGCCAACCCAAAAATGATACAGTCTTCCACCTCTCCATGATGGTCTTCAAGATCATAAAGGTATTCTCTTCTTATCTGCGCATAAGTAACTGGTATGTTTGCGTTTAGATAAGCCATGCATAAATTAGTTTACTAGGCTGATTATTATAATAATAGCAACAACTACACCAATAGCTATTTTTTTATTAGCTACGGCTAGTGCCCATAATTGTTTTACTTTTTCCATAATATACTCCTCTTTTATTTTTATTTTATTGTACCCCAATTTGGTCCAGATTCATAGTCTACTTTATTAGGAACTTCAAGAGAAACTGCACTCTCCATTATCTCTTTTATTTTGTCAGAATTGTTGTTGACAGAGATATCTAATTCGTCATGTACTTGTATGTGTGGAACAATTCCTTCTTTATATAATTCTAACATTGCTTTCTTTGTCATGTCTGCCGCACTACCTTGAATCAATTTGTTTAAAGCTTTGTATGTGTAAGCTCTCTTGATCCCTGGTCCGTGTTCCAAGAGCGCTGCATCATGAGGCAATGCCTTATGGATTCCAAACTGATTTGGTTCCCATAGATGAAACCTGCAAAGTCTTCCAAGTAAAGTTCTAATTTTACCAGAGTCTTGCGCTCTATACATTACATTGTCCATCAGTTGTTTAACAAATGGAACTTTGTTGTGGTATTGTCTAAAAAGATCTTCAGCTTTTTCTTTACTTACTCCAAGTTCAGCCTGTAATTTATTTTTACCCATACCATAGAACAGACCAAGATTTATAGTCTTGGCCTGAGTTCTAGGTATCTCTGCCATGTCTGCAACGATAGTATGAAAGTCGGCATCGCCCTCATTATACGAGTCCAATACTTCGTTCACTCCATAGAGATTCTGTAAAGCTGCATAATGCACTACCAACCTAGGCTCTTGCTGAGAATAGTCAAAACAACCCCATGTATGGCCTTCCTCGGGTATAAATAATGACCTAATCCGTGGTCCAAGTTCCTTATTTCTAGCTGGAATTTGCTGTAAATTAGGGTTAGAATAACTAAATCTCCCAGTCACAGTTCCGCCATTATCTGACCTTAGTTGGTTTATTTCAGCATGAATTCTCCCTTTATGGTTATGCTTTAATATGGTATCAATAAATGTGGTATGAGCCTTATTTATTTCACGGGCTCGGGCAATTCGTTTCACGAGTGGGTGGGCGTGATTCTGTAAAAAGTTTTTAGTAAATGATGGAGAATTTGTTTTTTCGGTTGAGTCATATGGTAGGGAAAGTTTTTGAAAAACTTTCGCAATACTCCTTGCTGCCCATATTTGAACATCTACTGATGTTTGTTTTTTTATTTCTAATAATAATTCTTTTTCTTCTTCAACTAACTCTTCTTTCAATTTATGAGCTTGCTCTACGTCTACACGAACTCCTAAAAAACGCATATCAACTAGGCAAGGAAAAAGGTCTGTCTCTAATTGGAAAATAGAATTTAAATCTTGATTAATAATTTCTTTCTTTAGTTCTTGCCACAACTCAAAAGTTATCTCGGCATCTTTTTCTGCATAAGCGCCAACATAAATGGCAGGTAGTTTATACATTTCTGCCTTGGCGTCAACACCCCAATCACGTGCGGCTTGATATAATTCTGTTTCATTTTTTGTTTTACCAGTGTATCTTTTACTACAGTTGTTTAAGTCATAACGCATTTGATTTTCATCAACCAAGGCCGATGCAATCATCGTGTCCACAATTTGACCGTTAATACTTAAACCTAGGGCCCTAATCCAACACACGTCATACATAGCGTTGTGAAAAATTTTTCTTGCAGGCGTTGATAGTACCCCTTGAAACCATTTTAAAACTTTAGCTCTATCCATATTACCACCACCTTCGTGAGCAATTGGATAATAGCCAGACCAATCTTTAACTGCAACAGCAATACCAACAACATCACCGTTTTTAGATACTGAACCTGATCCCATCTTAACTAAATCAGGATCTTTTGTTTCTAAGTCTATTGCAATCTCATCGTGTTTAGATAAATCTGGAAATTCTTCTGGTGGTAACCACTCTGTTTGTGGTGAAAATAGTGGTGCTTGTATCATTTGTTTTGTTCCTTATAGTCGTTATATTCTTTTATTAATTTTTCTGAAGGGTGCCATACATCAACAGCACAATGACAGTTGGGACATGATAAGTTACTAACAATATCATAATCTTCGTTATCCTCAGTGTCATGATCTCCTCCCCATATTAATTCTGTATTACAATGCCAACAGTTCATTTAACAATCCCCCATGTGTTAGTTGTTAATTTTTGAGAGACCCCGCTGGTTACTGATTGGGGGTTTTTGCCAGAACTCTCAGGATAGTCTCTATCAATAGCCATATCAATATAATGTTTAGCTTTTAATAAATCTTCTTTTTGATTTTTCTGTTTGTGACGACATAAATATTTTATAGCGTTTCCTTCTGCAAATGGAATATTATTTCTATTAATAAATTCTGAAGGTTGAATTGCCATAGATTTATAGTGAGTCCCACCTACCTGTTTTTTATATATCTCATCACTCATAGTATAAATCCTTTGTTAGGTTGTTTAGGTTCAATAATATGTAAATTTTCTTTTGTTCTTGTTGCACCTACATAGAATAACCTATTCTCATCATCAGGATTCTTTTCATATGTATTCATTGTTGTTCTCGTTTGATCTGTTAAGAGAACAACATTTTGTGCTTCTCCACCTTTAGCTCCATGTATTGTTGACAATTTTATTCTTGGTGCTTTATTTAACTTCTCACCATTGGCTCTCATTTTTCTTAAGTAATTTATTCTTTGTTGACCAGCATCGTTAAACGCTTCAAACCAAACTTTGTTAGTTTTTAATCCGTGGTCCTTGGTCAATGCGTCAATGCCATAGAATGATTCTTTCACCATTCCTTTTAATTTATTCTTGTCCGCATGTTCAGGATTCATGTAACTATAAATCTTTTCAATTTGTTTATAAGACATTAATTGTCCTTGTCTTAAATGCTCCCAATCAGTCACTGCTTCTTGCATATCTTTTTCATAATTTCTTTTATATTTATTTTCATAGTACAAACCTTTTCTATATAAAGAGTCCTCAATTTCTTTAAGCATGTATCTTGTTCTACTTAATATTAACCACTCTCCAGAAGACATGTCGACTGAATCTATATCAAAGTGTCTATGTAAACTTCCTTCATTAGTTTTAGGTTTCCAATTTTTATCTATTCTTTTTCTAATTCTATTTATAATTCCCATAGCTAGATTATGAACTTTCATAGGAATTCTATGTGACTGAATAAGAGGAAGGTTAATCATTTGATCCTGTAAAGCAATAAATGCATTTACATCAGCACCAGCCCATTTAAATATAGCTTGGTCATCATCACCAGCAATAAAAGTATCTTGTGTTTTATCCCAAATAGTTTTTGTCATATCCCATTGCATTCTAGATAAGTCTTGTGCTTCATCTATAAACACAACATCAAAGTTAGGAGATTTATCAGACTTAATAAACTCTGAAATCATATCGTTAAAGTCTACTAATGCATATTCTTTTTTATATCGTGCTAATTCATTTGCTATAATTGTAAGTTTATCTCTTTCTAAATCTTGTGTATGTTCCTGCAGGTCATACTGTTGGTCCAAAGTTATATTTCTAAGTTTAGCTAAATTAATTATTTGTAAGTACTCACTATCAGATGTAAAAAA